CGACAAGATTTTCAAGTCAAAATACAGCAGCACTTTGAAGCAGGAATGAAGCTTTACAAGGAGATGCTTGACGCATCGATTGCAAAGGAATCAGCCCGGTTCGTTCTGCCCTTAGCCACGCCCACTAGAATCTACATGACGGGCTCTGTGAGATCATGGATCCATTACATCGATTTACGCTCTGCACACGGCACACAGAAGGAGCACATGGACATTGCTTTGGGTGCTAAGAAAATCTTTTGCGAACAGTTTCCCTCCGTTGCTGAGGCAATGGAATGGGTTTCATAAATATTTACACTAATACTTGAGGTTTATGCCAACTTACCCTGTTATTAACTTAGAGACTAAAGAAAAGAAAACCCTCAGTATGACTATGAGAGAGTATACTGAGTGGAGAGAAGAGAACCCAGGATGGGATAAAGATTGGGCCGCAGGTGTCGCCAATTGTGGTGAGGTTGGAGAGGTTTATGACAAACTCAAAAAATCTCACCCTGGTTGGAACGATGTCCTACGTAGGGCGTCGAGGATGCCTGGTTCCAATGTAAACCCTGTCTAACTTCTATGCCAGCAAGAAACAAATCAAAAACTCCCGTTCCATTTGGAATGTCCAACAAACAAATGAAAAGAAAGAAACCAATCAATTTAGACTTCATTAAAAAGATTGAACCTCTTACAGCAAACCAAGAGGAGTTTTTTAGATCTTACAAACTGGATCAGAACATCGTAGCTTACGGTTGTGCTGGCACAGGAAAAACATTCATAGCACTTTATAATGCAATTAAAGAGGTATTGAATGAGAAGAGTCCTTACGAAAAGATTTACATTGTTCGTTCTTTAGTTGCGACTAGAGAGATTGGGTTTCTGCCAGGAGATCATGAAGATAAATCTTCTCTGTATCAGATTCCATATAAGAACATGGTTAAGTACATGTTTGAAATGCCAGATGACGCATCATTTGAGATGCTCTATGGCAACTTAAAAACCCAAGGAACAATCGGTTTTTGGAGCACATCATTCATTCGTGGAACAACTCTTGACAATGCAATCATCATCGTGGATGAGTTTCAGAATCTTAACTTCCATGAATTAGATTCAATCATCACTCGCGTTGGTGAGAATTCTAAGATCCTTTTCTGTGGTGATGCTACTCAGACTGATTTAGTCAAGCAGAATGAAAGGAATGGCATCGCAGATTTTATGAGAGTTCTTCGTATCATGCCATCATTCAATATTGTAGAATTTGGCCCTGAAGACATTGTTCGTTCTGGACTCGTCAAAGAATACATTCTTGCCAAGATGGAAATGAATTTATGATTTTTGTTACTGGTGGATGTGGCTTCATTGGAAGCAACTTTTCTCATTATTTGTCAAAGCAAACAGACGAAGAGATTATAATCCTAGATAAAATAACTTATGCAGCGGATCCAGCAAACCTGGATCCGCTTGAATTGTCTGTAGAACTTGTTGATCTTGAAAAGAATAGTCAAGTAGAATATCTTTTTGAAAAGTACAAACCGTCAAAAGTATTTCACTTTGCTGCTGAGAGTCATGTTGACAACTCAATAAAAGATGTCATGCCTTTTGTTGAGTCAAATATAATTGCAACCATTAATCTTCTAAACTGCTCTGTAAAATCGGAAGTAGAGATGTTTCATCACATCTCTACAGATGAGGTTTATGGATCTTTAGATCTTCATGATTCACCATTTACTGAGCAAACTCCATACGATCCAAAGAATCCATATTCTGCATCTAAAGCATCAAGTGATCATTTTGTTCAGGCGTTTCATAACACATATGGAGTTCCTGTCAAAATTACAAACTGCTCCAACAACTATGGGCCTAGACAGCATAGTGAGAAGATGATACCTAAGATTATTAAAAACATTCTTAGTGACAAGAAAATTCCAGTCTATGGAAAGGGAGAAAATATTCGTGACTGGATATATGTTGAAGATCATTGTGATGCAATCTATCAAGTTTTTCTCCACGGAAAAGTTGGTGAGAAGTATAACATTGGCGGAGAGTGTGAAACAACAAACATCGATCTTGTCAAAAAAATTTTGGAGATAATGGAATCAGATGAAAGTTTAATTGAGTATGTCACTGATCGTCCTGGACATGATTTGAGATATTCTATTGACAATGCTAAAATAAGAAATGAATTGGGATGGAAACCAAGCAATAATTTAGAACAAGGACTTCAAAAAACAATCAATTGGTATCATGAACTTTACTCATCATAATTATCTCGGTGATCTTGAACTAAACAAGAAAGAAACAAATGGCATTCGTCTCTACAATCTTCCAAATGGAGACTGGGTGCCTTCTATTACATCTGTAACTTCTTTCTACAATCGTCAGATCTTTGTCAAGTGGCGTAAGCGAGTTGGCATTGAAGAAGCAAATCGTATTACAAAGAGAGCGACTGCCCGTGGAACAGATTTCCACTCAGCAACTGAGCTCTATATGTTGAATAAAGAAATAAACTGGGATGATTTTAAACCTCTCACCAAGTTTATGTTTACTCATGCACGACCATATCTAGACAAGATAAATAATATACACGCTATAGAAAGGACTCTGTACTCCGAGTACCTTGGGTTAGCTGGTAGAGTTGACTGTATCGGAGAGTACGAAGGCGAACTCGCAGTCATTGATTTTAAAACATCTGATAAGATTAAACCAGAAGCATGGTTAGAGAATTATTTCGTTCAAGAAATGTTCTATGCATCTGCCTACTATGAACTAACTGGTATCCCCGTCAAAAAACTTATCACAATCATGGTTACACCTGGTGGTGAAGTCGAAGTATTTGACAAACGCAATAAAGGGGAGTATATTAAATTATTAGTTAGATACATTAAAGAATTTGTACATCACAATACTAGGACAGAAAATGAACAATGAACTAGAAAAGATGTTAGAAAATAAATTTTTCTGTCCATCAAAGTTCGCCCAAGAAATCGAAGCTCTTGTTCATAATAATAGTGGTATGAGTTATATTGACGCAATCATTCATTTCTGTGAGAAGAATAGCATTGATGTGGAGTCTGTTCCTAAACTTATTTCAAAACCTCTCAAAGATAAATTGAAAGCTGAAGCAATAGAGCTTAATTTTCTGAAGAGAAGTTCTCGTGCCAAATTGCCCCTTTAATTCCATTTAGGGGAGAAAAATTTTTCCGGCCAAAAATCCCTATATTACTTTTTTGATGATGCCTTTTGATGCCTACAAGCAATATCTTTCTTTGAAAAATCATTTCACGAAAGAAAAGTATGACTATCACAAGTATTGTGGAAAGAGTCGTGCAACTGTTCAATCTTTCTATAAAAGAAAGGATAGATTCTGGTTTGAAAAACTTGCAAGAAACAAATCAGATCAAGAAGTGATAGAATTCTTTGTATCTAACTTTATCACTTGCACTGATCCAGGTAAACTTTGGATTGGTGAAATGATTCGTGAGGGAGATGGTAGATATACTAACTGGAAGAAAAGAACACAGTCTCTTTCATATCTTTTTAAAGAGGAGACAAATGAGATCTTTTCAGATGGTAACTTTGATTCCATGTTCTCCATGAATGGCTCAAGTCATCCGCAAATTTTGAAAGAGTATTTGAGAGAAAATATTTCTATTGAAACAATGGTGATCTTGGATAAGATTCTTGCATTTAGACAAGAGTTTGATGAGAAACTTCAAGATCCAGTGTGGCAAACTGTAAGTATGAGAATGAAAAAATATTCTCCCTTCCTAAATATTGATGTATTTCGTTACAAAAAAGTTCTAAAAGAAGTTGTAGGAGTTAAATGAGTTTCTTTGAGTCAGAAGTAGTTCGTGCAGAAATGACTGAGATCGGTGAACTTCAAGAAGATGTTTATCGCAATGTCTTCAAGTTCCCCTCCATGAATAAGGAGGAGAAAAAATTTCATGTCAGTATGTTAGAAAGACTTCTTGATAAGCAAAGAGTTCTTTATGCAAGACTCAGTTTATCTGATGATCCTGATGCAAAGATGATGAAGGATCGCATTGTCGAATCCGCAACCATGATGGGCCTCCCGCCCGATGCTGATATGAATACTATCTTCAGTAACATGTCAAAAATGCTTGAAGTGATGAAGAATCAGATTGACAAAGACTCCTGACTCATCTAGAATAACGAAGTACACACAAGCCAAATCCAAACAATTTAAGGTAATCTAAATGTCTTTTGCAAATCTTAAGAAGCAGTCCTCTCTTGGTTCTCTTACCTCCAAACTGGTAAAAGAAGTTGAGAAGATGAACAATACCTCTGGCGGTGCTGATGAGCGTCTCTGGAAACCAGAAATGGATAAGACTGGTAACGGTTTTGCAGTCATCCGTTTCCTTCCTGCCCCTGACGGAGAAGAACTTCCTTGGGCAAAAATGTATTCTCATGCATTCCAAGGCCCTGGTGGTTGGTACATCGAAAATTCTTTGACTACTCTTGGACAGAAAGATCCTCTGTCAGAGTACAATCGTGAACTCTGGAACAGTGGTAACGAAGCAGACAAAGAAACTGTTCGCAAACAGAAGCGTAAACTGTCCTATTATGCCAACATCTACGTTGTGCAGGATAAGGCTAATCCTCAGAATGAAGGACAAGTCTTCCTGTATAAGTTTGGCAAGAAGATCTTTGATAAGATCATGGAAGCGATGCAACCTGAGTTTGAAGATGAGACTGCTATCAATCCATTTGATTTCTGGCAGGGTGCTAACTTTAAACTGAAACTGAAGAAAGTTGCAGGTTACTGGAACTATGACTCCTCTGAGTTTGATCGTCCCGCACCTCTCCTGGATGATGACGATGCCATGGAAGCAGTTTGGAAGAAGCAGTATTCACTGACTGCTCTGACTGCTACTGATCAGTTTAAGTCTTATGAGCAACTGGAGAACCGTCTGAACATGGTTCTTGGCAAGAAGAATCCACCTGCTCGCTATGATGAGGAAACTTCAAATGAAGATAGTGATCGTGGATCATACTCTCCCGACTTCAACTCCCGTCAAGAGTCCAACCCAGTCCCTACTGATCTGAAAGAAGAACTCAGCAATCTGAGCTCTACTAAGAATGATAGTGATGAAGATGATGCCCTCTCCTACTTCCAGCGTCTTGCTGAAGAGTGATCAGTTGTAAAGTCTAATATTATCTCCTCTTTTCAGGGTTTCACTCACATACTGGGTGGAACCCTGTTTATATGGCATGATCTCTTCTAAGTCATTGATGATGAGACTTAAATAATCACTCTTAAGTAAGAAAATATTTCTCTTGTTATCTTGTATCTCTGACTCGTAAGTGTAATTAGTAATCTCTTCAGTGATATTTGTAATTACTCTATTGCTTCCAGTTCCTCTATCGTAAAAATCTACAGAGTAATTTGATGGGACGGTAAGTCCAGCAGGAACAATAGTATTTCCAAGACTGTCAATCACTTGTAGAGTTTCATAATGGTGTGTTGACTCATATCCTGATACAGATCCATACTTATTAAGTAAGTAATTTTCAAAGGATGTTTGGGTGAGAGGCCATTCTGTCTGAACATTAATAATATTATTTGATAACAGAACTAACCAATCTAATTTCTCATCATCATAAACTTCAAAGGCAACAGTATCTGGACGAGCATCACCAACGATTTGATACTTGGTGAAGAAAGTTAAGTCACCAAAAATATCATCTCTAAGTTTTCCTCTCTTAAAAAGATTTTTGACAGTATCATATTCTGATATATTATTATCAGAAGTTCTACTGACATATTCAAAGTTGGGTACGTTGCGAAAATAACCTGCCATTTTAGAA